AGCAGAAGTACTTGGTGCGTTTACTAAATCTACTACATCTACAGTGACATACTTAGAAACTAAGTTAACTACAGTTTCAATGAAGTCTGATGATGTCTCAGAATCAGTTCTGATGTTGTCGTATGACTCAAGAACAGTGTCATTAGTAATATCAGACCCAGTTCCTGCAACGCCTTCTTTGTATACAACAAAGTCGTAATAGCCAGCACCTGCAGAACCTGCAGAGAGTTTAACTCGAAGGTTATTTCCGTCAGTTCCTTTATCTTTTGATACTACGTTCATTACGGTTCCAGCACCAGCACCACGACCTACTGCAACGGCTGCTGCTGCAGCATCTGCACCAAGCATACGCTTTACGTATAAATCGCGGCCTCCGTTTTGGAAGAAAGCAGCAACTTGGAAAGTTGCTGGGAAGGAGGCATTGTATCCTCCAAAAATCTTAGTAAATTCATACCAAGAACTTACCAAGGTTGCAGTGGTTGGACCACTAGCAAATGGGGCAGCAACTGCACCTGCAGCATTTGCGGTTCCTGCAACAGTGATTGGTGCAGGAAGCAAGCGTTCACTGATGTAAACACCTGGGCGTTTGTAAACGGCCATTTCTTTTTTCTCCTAACTAGTTGTTTAAAGTTACTACGAATTATTCCGAAATTGTAAAACTACCTGGACCAGCAAACTCACCACGAGGTGTAGGTTGTGGACCTGACAAGTTGATTTCCTGTACCTTGTAAAGTTCTTTGTATTGTGTAAGTGGCATCTCACTTGAGACACGCACAGTTATTGCATTGATGAACAAACGCTTTGCTTGTTCAACAGTATCTCTTTTCGAGACATCTAACACATCGAGACGACGTACTGTCGTATCTTCAGGTGATAGAGACCCGAATCTAAGCGGCAATCTTGTAAACAAGAGTTCGCTTAAAATCTGTCTGTCATGCCGTGGTTGACGGGCATATGTAGTAATTTGGTAATCAATATTTATAGGGATAGGCATTGATACTTCCCATCCTTTATTCGCTGGAAGATTTGCTGGCTTTAAATACTCTGGGTCAATAAACCCACGCATTGCACGAGCACGGTCTTCTGATATATCAATCATATCAATAGTAATGTATGGATAAGACTGGTCACGAACTTCTTGGTCAGGCATACCAAACCACACACCAACAGGACGAGGAGTTCCCTCAGCGTTGGCTCGTTGGTCTAATACAGTCATTCCCTTTAGAAGTTCTCTTAAGGCTTTGTCTTCTGCTAAGAACAATGGACCTAGACTCATAGAGCACCTCCTAGAAGTTGTTTTGCTCTCCGCAACAAAAACTTTTCAGACTCTTCTAGACGATTGCTAAATCTACGAATGGCAGCAGTAGGCTGCGTACTTGGAGTGCCGTATTCAAGATTTTCGGCTTCAGCCTTTATAGAATCAGGGATATCAACAACAAACTTGTTACCCTTGTAAACAACGCGAACTCTGTTAGCAATTTTTTCAGACCATCCGCTGGCTATGCACTCATCCCGTAATTGGGCTGTCATAACCTTGCTGGTTTCTTGTGCTGCTTGCTTTACGACCTCTTGGAAGTTAACGGTTTTCATAACGTGACTTTTTCTTCATCGTCTTGGTAAGGGCCTTAGTACCTAAATAACCAGCAAGCAATCCCGCTATAAATGTGTGCTGACTATGAGGTCTTAGACCAAACATTCCTTTGACGAATTCGTCACGTTCATGGGCATTATGAATATCAGTAATCTGTTCATACCATGGTGTAGACATACCGCAGTTCCCCTTACAGGTAGCAAATAATCAGCAAGTAAAGCAGTGATTCCCGCATGGTCATCACTAATGCAAGGATAAAGAAAAAGCCACCCGAAGGTGGCCTTAACTTTTACTTCTTTTTACGCTCTCGCTTATCTTCGGCTTTCTCGCCCTTCTTACCCTCACGGGCTTCATGACGCTTCTCTTTTGCCTTGATTCCACGGATGATTTTGGTATCAACCTTACGGTCTTCGGCTATGGTCTTTGGCTTCTTTTTTTGACCATGGGCTTTGTCCTTCTTTTCGAACTCTTCCTTCTGTTCCTTGTCTAGACCAGCCTTTTTGGTAAGACGAGAATCCATTTTTTCGTCTTTAGACTTGGTGTACTTGCCTTTCATAAATGAAGGTGTTTTTGCCATTACTTTTTGCCTTTTGCTTTAGATGGTTTTGCTTTCTTGTCTTTGCCTTTTTTTGCAAACTTACGGTTTGCTGCAGCAAGGGTTTTTTCACCATGCTTGTTTTTAGGCATCCCACATCCACATGTTGCACACATTATTTCTTACCTTTCGTTGGTTTGGCGACTTTCTTTTTTCCAGAACCTTCAGGTACACAGTTCGGAACTTTCTTACCATTTTTGTTTTTCATACCTACTTGAACGTAACCGTCCCAGCAAGGATTTTTAGATATTGTCTTTGCCATTACCTGCCCTGTTTTCTATGTGGGTTTTGTTTGTGGTAATTCTGTACGGCTTTTACGCCCTGTTTTACGTTCTTTGTACCCGCCATTTTAGTGAGGTTGATTTTGTCGTATTTACCTAATTTAACATTAGTGTGCTCCACTACAACGTCACCCTTTTTATTTTTTGAAACTTTGTGGGTTACATGAGCCTTACGACCAGGAACTCCAATAGCAATAGTTACTGGCTTCTCTGGTTTAACATCTTTCTTTTTTTCAGGCATTAAGAAGCCTTAGCCTGGTAAATAAAGTTGATGTGGAACAGGTCATCTGTAGCAAGGATAAACGGGGTGGTTGCTGCAAATGTTTGGTCTTGGCTAGATTGATTTATAAACCAAAGACTGCAAACGTTACTGTTTGCTTCTAAGTGTCCCTTTAGACTGTAGAACCTACTTAAACTTGTGTCGTGGATGGTTCCACCCCAAGCATTTGCGTGAAGGGCTGATTGTTTTGGGAGAGTTACTGAGTAAGCACCAGTGCCAAAGTGAGTAACGTTTGTCATTGGAACTGTAATTTGCACAACAACCATCTGACCATAGTCAAAATAAGTTCCTGTAGCAAGGTTAGAAGACTGTACTAAGCCAGTTCCAGACCACACAGGTGTGTAGGAAATTGGTGCTGGAGTAGCAAGTTTCGTGTCTAGATAATCAAGAGACGCATTAAGAGCAACGTCCCAATCTAAATCGCCTCTACGTGGTTTATTCAGAGGCATCTGTTACGACCAATTTAGCAATCTCTTCCAAAGCCTTTGTTAAGCGTTCTTTTTCACGCTCATCAATAGTGTCTGCAAGTTCTGCTTCAAGTACAGCCTTGGCTGCCTCGTATTGTTCTTGGTTCATAGTTACCTTCCGTATCCTTCCGTACCGAACTGTCCTGCACCGTAACCTAACTCATCTGGTTCTACCCAGTCTTTAGTTGCTTTAAGTGCATATTGTTTAAACTGTGGGTCATTTACTAACTCATCAGCATTTACTTCAGTGCAATCAATTGTTACTACCGCCCAGTAGTACCCAAAATGTCCACGAGGTAAAACACGTGTTGGTGTAAAGACGTTTCCTCTGTATAGGATACGGTCTTTAATATGTTTGTCAGGGTTTACTAGGAGGTCTGGCAAAAGTCTTTGGGCATCCCCAACATTTAAAACAATTCTAAGGGTGTCTACGACGTAAAAACCACGTTCGTTCATTTCATTGCTGCCTCGAACTAATTGGGCAGTCACACAAGGCATGTTAAAAGGCAAAGCCCAACGACGACCTTTACCTGTAGTAGAACTTGAAACATCATAAATGTCATCAACAATGTCTACTCTATTATCGGTCATGTAATCTTCAGACCAACGGAACCAGTCAACGTCTACGCCTACAGGGTGCTGTAGGTCTTCTTTGATGCTCTCGTAGATTCTTTTGGACTCGTAATCGAGGTTAAAGCGACCTTGGAGTTTACTGCCTCGCATTACATCTCCTTATAGAAGTTTAAATTCTTCTTTAGACGTTCGTCGTTAGGGTCTATGTTAGACGCTTCTTCGCCAAACTTCAGGGCATCTTCCTTTAAACCTAGATGGTAAGAAGAAATCGCTGCCATATCGTACGGAAAATAACCCCAAGCCTTAGGCTCGTTCAAGTATTGCAACGGTTTTTCTTTAATTTCTAATGCTTGTAATGCCATTTGACGGCACTCATTCCACATATGTTGCTCGTAGTAATATTCAGACAAATCAACCAATGGTTCTCTTGAATCTGGGGCTTCATTATGAGCCTTTTTGTACCATTCTTCACGTTCAGGTCCTTCCGAACATTTTGCAATGTATCGCATAGAAGCAGCACGTTCTACATTCCACATAGCCCTTGGCAAAGCAAGATGTCTTTGTAGTTCTTCTTTAGCCTTATCACACATGCCCCAGTAGTAATACTCACGCCCTAAATAATGAGCGTTTCTATCATCATGTGGGTCTTCTTTTGTGGCGAGTTCTAATAGGGGAAAATATTGTTTTCTTGATTTTGTATTGTCTGGATGATGGTGAATTTCTAATCCAGCCCAATATTGAACTTCGTCAATAATGTAAGTGTTTAATACTTCGTGAACTGGGTGTTTCCAACGATATCCTTGTCGGGTATGGATTTTATCCCCACCGTAAGTTAATCCTTCAGAACCATCTTCGTTCCAAGACCAAGTGTATTTATAGCGGATACGAGTAGCAGTAGGTGGAACAGATTCAAGATGAGTTCTCCAGCCTGGGACAAGTACTTCGTCCATATCTAACGCAATGCAATAGTCAATGTCTAAAGGCAAAGCAGCCATAGAAGCATTACGAGCATCGTCAAATCTCCAAGGCTTTATATTTAAAGATATAACGTTTATCCCTAAAGATTTGGCTTTTTCAACGGTTTCATCAGTAGAGCCTGTGTCAGCAATTAAAAGATAGTCTGCTTCTTTTGCTGATTCAAACCAAGGTTCTACAAATTGTGCTTCGTTTAATGCGATTGTATATACCGCAATTTTCATTTATGCTCCGTTATTTACAGTCTAGTAATTGAATTCCCCATATTTGAGTGGATATTGCAGTTGTAGTAAGTAGTGGTTGGGTAGTCATATTTTACGGTAATTTGGACCCTACGAGTAGTTGCACCTGCAGACCAGGCTGTTGCGTAGTCAGTGTAGGTGTTGTAAGTAGTGGCTCCTACGGTGTAGGTCACTCCTGACTGTGAGCCCAATGCTGTGGCTGTGTTGTCTTGAGTAGTAGAAATGTAAAACGGATGTCCATCTACGGTGTCATTTGAAACATCAAATACATAGGTAAATCCTGGCATAAACTTTAATGCAGGGTTTTGAACACCATCAATAAAATAGTAGTTAGTCCCTAAAACAGAAGCAACAGACACTATGTGTGTTACTACTGCAGCACCAGTTAAGCCCGTATTACCAGCAGCACCTTGTGGTCCAGTAGGTCCTGTTGGTCCTGTCGGGCCAGCAACTGTTGATACGGGTCCTGTTGGACCTGTGACAGTAGAAGCAGCACCTTGTGGTCCAGTAGGTCCTGTTGGTCCTTGTGAACCTGTAGGTCCAGTCGGTCCAACATTTCCAGTTGTTCCAGTTGGTCCAGTTGTACCAATAGAACCTACTGGTCCTGTTGGTCCTTCTGCTCCTGTAGGTCCAGTCGGTCCAGTAGGTCCACCTGAAGGTCCAGTTGGTCCAGTTGCACCTGTAGGACCAGTAGGTCCACCTGAAGGTCCAGTTGGTCCTGTAGGTCCAGCAGTACCTGCGGGTCCTTGTACACCCTCAGTAGCACTTACCCAAACAGAGCCATTCCAATACTTTAATGTAGCCATTAGGTCAACCTACTCCAATACGCATGAGTAATTCCACTAAAAGCATCTCGTGTTGCAGGTAGGTCAGAAGTTGCGTTTGCATACCCCACTACTCTTGGAGATAAATTCATAATTGCTGTTGAAGCAGCACCAAAGTTAACAGCAGCAAGTTGAGGAGTAGTAGATGCAACTACTACAACTGCTACAGCGTATCTGTTTCCAGCGACTAAATTATAAGAGGTTGGGAACCCACCAGTGCTATCTAAAGCCCCCGTATAAACAGTGTTGGCTACGGTAAATCTAGAAGAGTCGTTATTGGTTCTGGCAACTAGTGTGGCTGTTGTACCATCAAAAGTGTAAAGCCCAAATCTAACTAAAGTAACACCAGAAGCAGGACTTGAACCAGAAGCAAACGATATGTTTGAAACGGTTAAAGCCTCTGTCGGGGTAAAAAATGAAAAATAAGTAATGTTTGTTGTAACTGCAGTTGTAGAATTTACTTGAGTTCTGCTTGGAACGTCTAAAGAAGTTGCAGAATTATTTTGATAACTTCTAAAGTAAGGCTGAACAACAGTGTTTAAAGAAGGCTCGTCTGTATCAATCCAGATAACAGAAGTATTAGTTGGTGCACTTGTCTGTTGTGCAATGGCAATTGGGCCAGTAGGTCCAGTTGGGCCCGTTGCTCCATCTGCTCCTGTTGGTCCTGTAGGTCCTCCAGGTGTTCCCGCTGCACCAGTTGGTCCTGTTGGTCCTGTAACTGTTGAAGGTGCACCTGTAGCACCTGTTGGGCCAGTTGGTCCAACACTAATTGAATCTACCCAAATAGAGCCGTTCCAGAACCAAACAGAATTGTCTGTTTTAATCCAAATGTCGCCAATTTGAGGTAAAGAAGGTGCTGCTGAAGAGTAAGTGACGTATTGACGACCATCTACTTCGTATGCAGCAGTTACAGAGTAAGAAAAACTATCAGTTGTTCCAGTTACCTGAATTGAGTCGCCTGTATTTAAAGCAAATCTAAAAGTTTCAAAGGATTGACCTTTTTGTATAGAAAGGTCTTCAACAATAGTTATTGAAGTAGGGTCTGTGTAAGTTCCTCCAGTAGGGACAACATATACAGAAGTTTCAGCAGTATTGGTTCCTTTATTGGCAATAATTACAGAAGCAACATAGCCTTTATTAACTGAAGTAAGTGTTGTTAAAGTATTGGCAGATGGGTTTGCTAATCCAAGGCGTGTTACTGGCATTTTATGAAGACACCGCCGTCACTGTTTTCCATCCCGCTGCTGTCCTAACTTCTAAAGCATCAAAGTCTGTATTAAACCTAATATAACCAACTTCTGCGGAAACGGGCCTTGTTCCAGTAGGCCCTTTATCTACATAAAGGACGTTATTTATACCCCTAATTGTTTTGTTTCTAAATACCGTAGGAAGGTCACCAGGACCAACATCTTCTGATTGCAGTAACCCGTATGCCGAAAACGAAGTTCCAGCAATTGTTGACTTCACGTAAATAGCATCACTTGGGTTTAAAGAAAACCTGAATGTTTCAAAAGAAGACCCAACAGGTACTTCTAAATTTGATGCAATGTAAGCGTATTCTGACTCAGTTGCCGCTCCTTGTGGAACAACATAAACGTCTACCTTGCAAACAGGACTTGCTTGAGTAGATTTGTTAGCAATAACAACAGAGGCTAAATGAGAGTTAAGAACGGATGTTAATTGAACGGGTGAACTAGCAGCAGGAGTAGCAACTCCAAGTCGAATAATCGCCATGGGTTTTTCCTCCTATGCCTGTGCTTCAGTCCATGTTAACTTTGCTGAGGTAAGTGTATTGTT